AATCCCATATCAGCTGTTGAATATGAGAATGTATAGAGTAGTCTAGGTGCGTCTGTTCTGGGAGTAAACGTTAAAGTCCTTGAGGTTGCAGCATTAAATCCTGAAATATATTCTGTATATGTCTTAGTAACTCCTTCTAACTTATATACAACACCTTCTTCATGTAAGATTGAAGTATCACCATTAGCAGTACCAGCTGCTTGCCAACCATTTTCTTGTGTGCTTAACAACAGGAAGTTACTATCATTAGTAGAATGATCCTGGTTGAAAACGTATGTCTTACCTCTGAAAAGATTTAAGAATTGTACTTCACTACCACCAACATAGAATTTACCATTAGATACGGTGATAGTTTGTGTTACTGTAGATGCTGTAACAACAGCAGGTCTAGTACCATCAATCTCAACACCTGTCTTTAATCGATATCCTGATACCTGTCTAGCAACAGCACCTGCTGAATTATATCCATAAGGACCGTAGATTGGATATCCATCATAGGACATACCCAATATCTTAGAGTGACCGTCTGCATGTCTAGCATAATCAGGTCCAGTTGCAAAGAAATCGGTAATGTAATAATCATTTGGAAGAGGATCGTTGTCTGGAGTATTATCAAAGGTCATATAACCTTCATCTCCAGCGTATCCAGACATGTATCTGTGATACTTACAGTAATAATAAATGCGATTACTCTCATCAGCATTCATTAAGAAGAGTGGTTGGAATTCATTCTCATAGTCAGTAGACCATCCACCACCAGCACCAGTACTATTTGTGTATAGTGTGCCACCATTCAGTAGACCATCTTGTGTGGTACTGAATTGCATTGGATGACCATGAGGATGAGTACCAGTAATACCATTAGATGCATCAGATTGATTCCACTTAATTAGATAATTTGCTTGGACTTTAATATTTTCAGGAGAGAGATACCATCCATTAACATCAAACGCACCAAAATCTGCTGCATCAGCTCCGAAATTAATATAGAAAAGACCGTTAGGGAATGTAGTAGGGTCATTATTAATGGTCATTGTGAAACCATTTGCCCCTAGCAAATTATCTCCATTAGAAAATGTACCATTAACCAATCTTACATATACTCTCTGGACAATACCAGAACCATTTCTTACAATTTTTGCAACTTCACATGTCGCATTACCACCAACTAATTCTATTTGTCTACCAACTTCTACTGATCCCATTGTCTCAGAGACATTACCAACAGGAATCATTAAGTTATCGAATTCTACTTTAATATTCCAAGTGAATACTCTTTGAAAACCATTTTGTAATGTACCATTCTTCAGTGCTAAATGGTTAATTAATTTACTTGACTGATAATGATATACATTATTATCAACTACACCATCATAAGTATCATTAGATTTAATGAAATTTGATCTTACCGTGTCAAGACTGAATCCTACAGGGACATCAGTATGACCTTGACCCCATTCAGGAGTGTGGAGTTGTACTCCATTTGCCAAAAGACCTAGAACCTTATTCTTCTGGTCTGGTCTTGGCTCAGAAGCAGGTACATCTTTACCGCCTCTGTATATAAATGCTTGATTAAAATTTCTATCGACTAACGGTCCACCACCTGGTGCTCTTTCTCCAGCTACATCAGAAGGTTTTGGATGATTGTCTGAGACAATAGTTAGTCTGTCTGTTGTTGTTGCAAACGTTCCTGTTGTCGTTGACTGAGGATTGCTCTGCCATATTCTCTTAATGTCAAATGACGTAACGACGTTAGGCGTATCAGAAGTTGGTAATATGTTGACTCTGAGTGGGTCATATCCCCTCCCCTTGTTTAATACACGTACATGGACAATCCTACCCGACGCATCGTCAATGATAGGATAAAGTATTGCTTCTTCGTCTGGAGTGCCACAACCAGTAACAGTTAGTCTTGGTGGATCCGCAGAAGTATAATCCTTCCCTCCTTCCAAAACTTCGACTGCTCTAACACCAAATACTTCATTAAATAATGGTTTGATAGAAGCACCAGAACCAGGTATAGTCCTCGCCATTTATTAAGTTACTACGTTAATTGTACCATTCATTAATGCATGGAGTGTGCATTGATAATATAGAGTTGAAGGAGCATCCATAGGGACAGTCCAATATAAAACTGTGATTCCACTACCAGTTTGACCAGCAGTATAAGGAGTCCCAGCTAATCCAGTTGTGCTCTGAATTCTGAAGGGGTGACCAGCACCTTGCACAGAATTATCAAACGCATATGTTTGTCCTCTTTGGACATACAATGTTGGGTCATTTGTCGCAGCAGAGAAACCTGGTCCGTTAATAGTATAATGGTTTGCACCATCAGCATTAACTTCCCACCAAGTTATTGGACTACGAGTTGGCACCCAATTTGTGCCATTGTAAAAGAGTGAATCGCCTTGGGTAAGACCACCAACATCTGTGTCTGTTAAAGCAGCAAATGTTGTTGTCAGAGTCCCAGAGAAGTTAACTGTTAAAGTATCCCCTGAAACGGCGGTAGTAATGTTTGTGCCTCCAGCAATCGTTAAAGTATCAGATCCTGTATTAGCAGTAGTAGATCCTGTATCACCAGCAACTGATGCCCAAAGGTTAAGCGAAGAAATACCTGAATCATCATTAGCAGGTGCCCACTTACTTCCACTAGCACTCCACTTTAAAACTTGTCCATCTGTAGGTGCAGCAGTATTTGTATCAACGTCATTCAGGTCATTTACACCTGAATACTGTGTTAATAGTTTTGCTCTAGTATCTCCAACACCACCAGCAGTTATGTTGATATTTACATATGGATTATCATCACCATCAACTGTAAAAAAGTATCCAGTATAGGTTGCAGCAGCAGGTGCAGCACCAAGACTAGCCCATTCATTCTTATATCTTACCTTAGTTGGCAAATCAATTATGCCATCTGCTCCTGTAAATGTATTAGTAACACCACCAACGCCAAGTGTTAAGTTACCAGTACCATTTGGAGCAATATTAATATTACCATTACTTGATGAAACAATACTATTTCCATTAACATCCAGACCAGCAGTAAGGTTTGTGTAGTCAGATGGAAGGAAAGTAGACCCATTATATCGCAATACCTGTCCTACAGCAGCATTAGTAACACTAAGAGATAACGTAGTGCCGTTACCAATGCCTGTATAGATTTCATTAAAATTGTCGTTAATCTTATCACCACCGACTCGAAGGGTATCACCCGTATTATCGTTAGCAGCAGATCCTAGACCTAGCGTTTGTTTAGCCATTTACCTTACAATTTTTAGTTATTTATGGAAGAATCTCTGGGTCAATTACTTCTTCACCATATTGACTCAAATCTGGTGCAGTCCAGTCGTCAGGTACTGAAGTATCAACCGATATACCAGCAGCAGAATATCCACTACCTTGGTTGGAAATTACACACTCACCAACACCAACCAGTGCCTTAATCTGTGCGTCAAATCCAGAGATGGAGTCAACCCTTACAGATGGTCTAGTTGTGTAACCAGACCCAACAGAAGTAACTTGGACACTAGCAATAGTACCACTCGTGATTGATGCTGCACCAACTGCGTCCTTACCGAAGACTGATCCGAGATAGTCAAAGGTGATTAAGGAGTTAGAAGATTCAATAACAGCAACCTGTCTGTCTGAAGTCTCACCTTGAATGTCAATAAAGTCGCCTGGCTCGATTGGTGGGACAACTTCAGCAGCGTCAACGTCTGCCTCACTACCCACGTAGGAGAATGCAACGAATGTAGACCCAACACGAGGTATCTCAGAGAAGATGATTCGTGAACCAACTAGCTCGAAACCTACGCCTGGTTCCTGTATAACACCGTTAAGCGAAACGATGATATTGTTTTCTGGACGTATAACCGTAGACTGGACACCATCTGTAAGTGTTAGTGAGTAGAATACTCCGTTACGCTTGAGGTTAAAGGACTGTCTCAATGAGTCGAAGTCGAATGAGATGTCATCTAACTGTCTTAACTTACCAACGTAGAATCCTGTGAATGCAGACCCTAGCGTAGGTGCTTCACTAAACTGTATGGTATCTGAGAATGCTGTGTATGCGTTAGAAGCACCTGGAGGTTGTAGAATACCATTAACAAATATGAGCATGTGTCCCTCAGAATCAGGGAAGTATGCCGTGCCATTATTCTGTGTGAGTTTGAATTGTGTCTGGACACCATCGAATCCCTTGAATGACCTCTTAACACGTGCCTTAATGTCTGTCTTAGAAACTACGACTGCCTTATATGCGTTAAGTGATTTAATTGCATCCTTAGTATCGAATGTACCAACGATGTCACTCATGTAGATTCGCTTGTTAACACCAACTGTCTCAATGTCTTGGACAAGAGCACCAGCAGCACCTTGTGTTACAACAGATGTAGTTACCTGTGCGTATCCAACTGGGAATGATTCACCAGCACCATAGTCACCAACGATATTACCGTTAGTGATAGTACCCATGACAGGTGCGTAGTAGAGGAAGTTATTGTCTAGGTCAACAGATGTAATGATACCGTAATTAGCGTTATCTTGGACACCCGATACAACCTTATAAAGTCTGTTACCAACAGTGAAGTTATTAAGACCAGTTAGAATGCTAATACCAATTCTTGTGTATCCGTCTGATACAATTCTGTTACCGATAGCAACATCCAAACCATTAAACTTAGAAACTTCTAAGTATTGTCTGGAGTTTTCAGCATATACAACCGCAGTCTTCTCGAATTCTCCTGTTAGAGTTTCAGTGTCAACAACTAACTTACCACCAGTGTTTGTGAGGACAGCAGCTTCAGCAGTGATGTTTGCGTTAACATCAGCAGTTGCACCTGAAGTATATCCTTGGAATCCAACTGAAGTATCAAATGCTCCTTGCTTATCGATGAAGTGCATTCTTGTCTCGATGTTACTAATCTGACAAGTGGTTGAGTTAGCAGCACCTACAATATTGTCTGTGACTGCGAATGTACCAGCAGTAATCTTAACATCGACATACTTGAAGTTTGCATCCTCATGGAATCCGTAAACGATACCAGTCTTAGTATTATCACCTTGCTTTTGAATTGCTTCATTCATTGTAAATGGACCATCAGTGATAGTGCCATCAATTCTAAATCTGGAGTATATCTGGACAAGTTTTGCTTCATTCTTAGTGACTGATTCAACTTCTGCGTATGCACCTGAAGTAGCACCAAAGAAGTTATCAGCGTTATTAATACCACCACCAAGAGGTATTGGAAGATTTCTCGTGCCGTATGTCTTAGCAGGAGTAACAATACCAGTTTGATTAACGATAGTTGTGTAATGAGAGTTATCAATAAGTTGCTTCTTAACCATACCTAAGAGGTATCTTACAATTCTCATAATTGATAGAGAATCATAGTTATTAGCAAGAGTAGCAGATGTGAATGAGTAGAAAGAAGATCCAGGAGAAGGTGAAACTAAAGTCTGATTAAGTGCTTGGTCAATCTGTGTCTGTACTGTATCAAGGATGTAGTTTTTAATGTTGAAATCATTGTCTGCATAGAATGTTGTGCCGTATGCAGAAACGTATGGGTCAAGTGCAGACTTAGTTAGTTTTGCACCCCAAACATATATTCCACTTACACCGTCACCAGCGTAGTTAGTTGAACCACCAGTATTCTTAACGATAATCTTATTCTGTAAAGTTGTGAAACCATAAGAGAATGTAATCTGAATAAATGCTCTTATCCATCCACCACCAACAGGAACTGATCCGTATGCGTTAGCAGT